GATCAATTCTATCCACATTGAAGGTGATAACATCTACCTTTGGACTCATGGACATCCATCTGGTCATCCATTGACTGCAATTTTGAATTCTTTGTATAATTCTGTTGTGTGCCGTATTGTTTTTATTTTGTGCGCAAGAAAGGTTGGAAAAATTGTCAACATGAAGGATTTCAATGAAAATGTTTCAATGATTTCTTATGGTGATGATAATGTTTTGAACATTTCTGAGCGTGTTGTTGGTTGGTTTAACCAACACACTATGACTGAAGCTTTTTCTGAAATTGGAATGGAATACACTGATGAGTTGAAAAGTTCTGCTACAGATGCGAAAGCATTTAGAACTTTGGATGAGGTTTCCTTTTTGAAAAGAAGATTCAGATATGATCAAGAGAGAAGTATTTATACTGCCCCTCTTGAATATGGAGTGTGTATGGAAATGGTTAATTGGATTCGTGGTGAGCTAGACCCCGAAGAAGCTTGTGGTGTCAATTGTCAGACTGCTGCAATGGAACTTTCATTGCATGGTAGAGAAATTTTTGAACAGTCGACAAAATTGATTAAGCAAGCTTGTGTAGCAAGTATTTTAAAACAGCCTATCATTTTGACTTATGGAGAATATGTTGAATTTTTCAACACCTCCTATGGACAAATGATGGCACCAAATCCTGAGCTAAGGGTGTAAAACAAATTGTTGTAAAAGTTTTGCACAGCAAAGCCTGGTCTCAGGTTATTTTTGAAAATTAGTAATTAGATTCGTTTTTATAAAATAGAACCAGAAAATTTTATTTTCTATTGATTAGTGTGTGGGTTCTAAAATGTAGGCTACTAATCCAACAAGTTTTTACCTTGAGTTTAATCAGACTCTTGGCGGTTCTTAAACCATTTTTGATTGCTACAAATACAGGTGAACAAACTTCATTGCCTTTAGGCAATATTGAGACTCATCAGCTAGTTACATTTGCTGATGATGCTTCCCTTACTTCAGGCGCTAAGCCTATGATTACTGAGAGTTCCTCTTGGAAATCTTTTGCTGAAGAATCTAGAACTCATGGCATTCTCGATATTTTGTCGAGACCAGTGCTTTTGACTGATTCTTCTTCCCTTTGGAGTACTGCTAAATTAATTAATCAGTATCCCACTGATTCTGTTTCAAATTCTGTTTTTACATTCCCTACTTCCATTTTGAATAAATCTGCAAATATTATTAGGAAAATTACAAATTTTACATATTTTAAAGCTGATGTTAAAATTAGAATTATGGTTAATGCTCAAGCTTTTTCACAAGGAAAGCTTTGGATTTATTTTTCCCCCTATGAATTAGGTAGTGGTACTCAAACTTCTGCAGACAATATGGCTGCAAAAACTGGTTACCCTGGTGTTGAATTGGATGTTGCATCTGGTATGCCAGTAGAATTTTCTATTCCTTATTGTGCTCCCAATTCTCATTATACCCTTACTTCTGGTGAAGGTACTATGGGTGATTTGTTTCTTACTGTACTTTCTCCCCTTACTATTTCTGATGCTTCGCTTTCTGTTTTTGCTTGGTTTGAAAATATTGATCTTACAATGCCTACAGGTGTTGAAAGAGGAATTTTACCCGATGATTATTTTAGAATTACTGAAGGTGTTAAAATTGATCGTGCTGGTGATCAGCTTACTTCAAGTGCTTGGAATGATTTGGTTTTTAATGTTTCTGTTACAGCTGGTGACAGAACTTCTGTTGTTTTAAATGATTCCCTTTTGCTTGTTACAACTACTGGAAATTTTGTTTTGCTTCCTTCTGGTACTAAAATTGGAGGAGTTCTTGATAATGATGAAAAAGTTCTGGTTACCACTCAGAGTGCTCCACTTGGAATTTCTGGTTTTATAGTTACTGATTTTATTTATTACAATGCCACATCTTCTTATTTTAGTGTAGCCACCCCTGATGAATCTGCTTTTAAATGTTTTAGTTGGGATCCTGATAGAGCTTATGAAAGTGACAATGTTTTGTATTTGTATGCTATTAATAATAATCTTGTTACTGTGTCTGCCACTGCTTTAATCATTCCTAGTGTTTATTCTGGATTAATTAATGTTGAAAATATTACTACTGGTTATTTGGTTTCTTTTAATTCGGGTACTAAATCAATTTATATTTTTCCTCCTTATGCTAAAGCTAAATATATTGCTCATGCTAAAGT